GAAGGATAGCGCAGCAGATCGAATTGTTTTTCAAATCGATGACGGTGACAGCAATATTGACTGTGTCACCGAAAAAGACGGAACTGCAACCACAACCGATTCTGGTGTAGACATTGCGAGTGGAACTTATGTAACTCTTGGATTTCATGTCAAAGGCACTGGTTCAGTTGAGTTTTTTGTAAACCGTAATTTAGTAGCAACGCATACGGATAATATTCCAGACGATGAAAATTTGGCTATCGGAGCTATGGAACTCTCAGGTTCTGCTACCGGAACAAAGTCAATGACTATCGATTACTTGTTTGCAGCACAAAATCGTTGAGGTAATTAGTTATGGCTGAGAAATCTAGCAAGGCTAAGAAAACCACTAAGCCAAAAACTAAAACAGCGAAAACAACCGGCGCGAAAGAACTACCGCCGGTTGGCAGTGCCGCTCGTAAAGCTATGATTTTACGTGGTGAAATAGAGGAATAAACGATGGCAGGTTCAGACGTAAAAGCAGTTTTTGTTACTGCTGACACAAACGCAGTGGACGCTGCTTCTGTAGCCGCCGCTGCTCGTCCTAATACCGATTTTACTATAGATGGTACAGACACAGACGGCGGAGTAGCTACTTTTGCGGCAGGTCGAATTATTACTTGCACTACCGCTGGTACAGGCGATAACGGCAAAACAGTTACTTTGACGGGCACTGACGTAAATGGCGATACCCAAACAGAAGTGATAACTTTGACTGGTTCGGCTACGGCTCATGCTGGTACTAAATTTTTTAAGACGATAACGGCTGCTGCGGCTTCGGCACAACCGGCGGCGAATGTGTCTATTGGTATGGCTGCGGACGCGGCTGATGTTATTTTTGCAGGAAGAACCCGTTTGAAAGGTGCTTTTATAGTAAATTCAGGAACAGCAGGAACACTGGATTTTTTGACAACGTCACCAACAGGAACATCTGCAATGAAAGTAGGGACCGTGGCTAGTGCTACCGTGACACGAGATGTTAACATACCGGAAGAAGGCATCATTTTTACCGACGGCGTGTACATACAATACACTGTAGCTACCTTTACCACTATTACGGCCTTTCATGCCTGATGGCAAGGACCGTTAAAATAGGACCAAAGCCGAAAGCTCCGAAAGTAACTTATTTTCGGAAAGGTGGAAAAGTTTCGTCCAAATCAAAAGGTAGTAAAATTTGTCCGGAAGGTAAAGCATGGGCAAAAAGAACTTTTGATACATACCCCTCTGCTTATGCAAATATGGCGGCTTCTAAATATTGCAAAGATCCAAACTACGGTAAAAAAGCGAAAGGCGGTAAACGTAAGGGTCGTTGAATGGGTGAGTTAAAGAAATGGAGAGACCAAGAGTGGGTTCGTATTGGCACCGATGGTTCTATCTTAGGACCTTGTGGGACTTCAAAAGATACAAAAAACCCCGACAGGTGTTTGCCTAGAGCAAAAGCAAATTCTCTTACAAAAGCGGAACGAGCAGCAACGGCGCGTAAAAAGAAAAAGTCAAAAAAAACTGTGGTTGCGAACACAAAAGCAGCCAAAGTTCGTGGTATGAAAGAAGGTGGTTTAGTTGCAAGGGGTTGTGGTGCGATTATGCCGAATCGAAGGAAGAGAACTAAAGGTTCTGTATCAAAAGTGTGAGGTTTTAAATGGCAGGAAAAAAACCAAAGATGATGAAAAGAGGCGGAGCGCCTAAAATGATGAGGAAAGGTGGCACCCCTAAAATGATGAAGAGAGGCGGTGCTGTCAAAAAGACCAAGAATGGTGCAAGAGGCGGTGCTAATGGAATGACCGTAGCCCAAGCTCGGAGCTTTTTGAAAGGAAAAGGGTATAAAGTGACCAAAGCATAAAATGGCGTATTTGATTAGCAATATACCTCATTTTAATTGTTGGGTCAGAAGAGAGTTTACCTGTAATCATATGCGTCATCATGGGGATTATCTTCATGCAATGGCCATAGCAGTAAACACCATACCCGATAGAAGTTTAAGTTTTCAGGTTGTCTTCACCGGTTGTGAAATTGATTCGGATGATGATGAACCAAACATACACGGTGGGGCGATGTGGGCTAGAATGCCCATACAGGCACTTGTTGCCGATGTCGTAATGGATGAGTGGCCAGAAAGAATGATAGACCACCTTGCACAGCCGTGGGATTGCGAATCACGAGAGCACAGTGTTGTCGTGATGGACCGTGTTAGTAGTAGTCCTTGGATTGCTAAAATTAACCATGAATTCTACACATCTCGATATATGTTCACCGTTGACTATACGGATCACGACATTGCTGATGATCCGGCACAACATAAACAAAGTCATGTGATGTATATTACGGAGCCTGGAAATTGGTACGGAAATATTGTTGCCCTGCCAAATAATCGGGTTAGAGCAACAAGTCCTGCTCTTTGGGCCACGGGCGAAGGAGCACCTGATTTCAGACCTAGTCAAACTATCCATTCCGCCGAGGGTCATGAAAGCTATATGGACCCATCCATTGTATTTGACAACTTATACAACGATAATGAAGAAGATTGATGGGATGACACTATGGCAACTTCAGGAACAACTACTTTTGAACTCGATGTAAATGACTACATCGAAGAAGCTTTTGAGCGTTGCGGTTTAGAGGCAAGAACGGGTTACGACCTTAAATCAGCTAGACGTTCGTTGAATATTTTATTTGCTGACTGGGCAAACCGTGGTTTAAATCAGTGGACTATTGCTCAACGCACACAAACCACGACGGCGGGTACGGCAGAATACAGTCTTGGCACAGATGTCATAGATATACTTTCTGTAGTCGTGAGAAGGGATAACACAGACATTTCTGCGGAGAGACTGAGCAGAAGTGAGTTTTTGAATATTCCTAACAAAACCACGCAGGCAAGACCCAACCAATTTTTTCTTGATCGTCAAATTACACCTGTGTTGAAGCTCTGGCCTACACCAGAAAATAGCACGGATGTTGTAGTATACGACGCGTTGACCCGAATCGAAGATGCGGGAGCTTACACAAACACTGTTGATATGCCTTTTCGGTTTTTTCCTTGTTTAGCGGCAGGGTTGGCTTACTATCTTTCAGTCAAACGTGCGCCGCAAAAAACGCAACTTTTGAAAACTATATACGAAGAAGAGTTTGACCGAGCAGCAAATGAAGATAGAGATCGGGCTTCTTTTAACATAACACCAAATTACATGTACTTCCGGACTTAATATGGCCAAATACGCTTCAGGAAAACATGCCTATGCCATATCAGATCGATCTGGTTTTCGATATCGATACCGAGACATGCGTAAAGAATGGAATGGAATGTTGGTTGGTCGAGATGAATATGAACCCAAACAGCCCCAGTTAGGTCCTTTTCGGTCAGACGTTGATCCACAAGCTTTGAGAGATGCGCGACCGGACCGTAAAGAACCGATGAATGTTTATGTTGGGGTCGTGAATGTGCATGACTTAACGCCAAGACCTCTTCATGGAATTGGTCTGGTTGGAGAGGTAACGGTGACCACATGAGTTTTACTTTCGCACAATTAAAAACGGCTTTACAAGACTACACTGAAAACGAAGAAACAAGTTTTGTGACAAACTTGCCTATTTTTATTCGTCAGGCCGAGGAAAGAATTCTTAAAAATGTACAGCTTACGTTATTTAGGAAAAATGTTACAGGCACGATTGCATCCAACAGTCTGTATTTAAACCTTCCTGCTGATTTTCTTGCGCCCTATTCTTTTGCAATAACGAGCAGTAGTGAAAAAATATTTCTTGAATTCAAAGATGTAAATTATTTGCAATCAGTTAACCCAAACCCCGCGACAACAGGTGTGCCAAAGTATTATGCTTTGTTTGACGTAGAAAATTTTATTTTAGCACCCACCGCCAGCACTTCTTTTGAATCAGAACTTCATTATTATTATCGCCCTGCAAGCCTTACAGCCGGTAGCGATTCGGGAACGACATGGCTCAGTGAGAACGCAGAAGTGGCGTTGCTTTATGGATCTTTGATCGAATGTTATACTTACATGAAAGGCGAAAACGATTTAATGCAGCAATATGACAAAAAGTTTGTTGAAGCTTTGACGGCTCTCAAAATGTTTGGAGAGGCTAAAGAAGTAACAGACGCATATCGAACAGGACTTGTAGTGAGGCAGAAAACATAATGTGGACCGATAGTGCGAATATGTCAACAGACTTTGGCATAACAGTTGAGACCACCAAGAACAGGGGGTCTACTCCTGAAGAAATAGCGGAGCGTTGTGTGCGGCACATTATTTCCGTTTCCGATTCCGCGCCGGAGGTAATCAAAGCTCAAGCACTTGCCTATAAAGAGCAGATGTTGGTTTTAATTACCTTTTATTTGAAAGAAGCGGTAAAAAGTGATAGAACGAATGTTTACAATTTATTGTGTGACGCAGGACAACCTAAATTAGCAGAAGCACTTAGGAGGCTATAATGGCTTTTAGTGGAAATTTTATGTGTACCAGTTTCAAAAAAGAATTGATGACGGCTACGCATAACTTTACAAATTCGACGGGAAACACGTTTAAATTAGCAATGTATACTAATAGTGCTAGTTTTACCGCTGCGACGACGGCTTACACGACTTCAAACGAGGTTAGCGGGACAGGTTACACGGCAAAAGGCGCTACGCTTACAAATGTGACACCTACAACTTCAAGTACGACCGCATTTACCGACTTTGCTGACGTAACATTTAGCAGCAGCACCATTACGGCTAGGGGCGCATTAATTTTTAATGACAGCGCGTCGGGTGACCCAACCGTTTTGGTTCTTGATTTTGGCTCTGATAAAGAGTCTTCAAGCGGTGATTTTGTAATTGTTTTTCCAACAGCGGATGCGAGTAACGCGATAATCAGGATTGCGTAGTGGCTGATGTAACAGTTGCCCTTAGTGGCTGGAACTCTGTAAATACCACATGGAATTCTGGCACATGGGGTGGCGACACTGTAATACCAGGAGCAACAACGGCTTTTAACAGTGTCACCGTGATTTTAGAAGACACTGTTCTTGTCACGGGACTAGCAGCGACAAGTGGTTTATCAGGAGTTACCGTAACAGCGGGAACCGGAGCATCTGTTAGTTTAACCGGTTTACAGGCAACGGGATTTGTAAATTCAGTTTTAGTTTGGGGTAGGATTATACCGGATGCGACAGTGACTTGGACAGAAATAGTTGCAACGCCTTAGTGAAGGAGAGGCAAAAATATGGCTACTTATGTAAATGATTTAAGATTAACAGAACTTGCGACTGGCGAAGGCAGTGGTACTTGGGGTACGACTACCAATACAAACTTAGAATTAATTGGTGAAGCTTTTGGTTATGGCACTGAGGCTGCTTTTGGCTCAGATGCTAACGCGACCACTACCGTGGCGGATGGGTCAACGGACCCCGCACGGTCTTTGTATTATAAAGTAACCTCTGGAGCGTCGCTTACGGCAACACGCGAGTTGACGATTGCGCCAAACACCGTAAGCCGTGTCATGATTATAGAAAACGCGACAAGCGGCTCACAGATTATTACGATTAAACAGGGTAGTGGGGCGACCGTAAATATTCCAAATGGCGGCGTAAAATTAGTTTACCTTGATGGCGCAGGATCTGGTGCCGCTGTTGTTGAAGCAACTGTCGATCTGGATCTGACAGGCACAACGACAATCGCTGCACTTACTGCTTCTGGCGCTATCACCTCTAGTGGCGTTATTACAGGCTCAACGGTTGAAGCAACCGGTGACACTGCCGCTGGCGACAATGCGGCAATGGGCTACACATCGACTGAAGGTTTGATACTAACCGGTCAAGGCTCGACCAACGATGTTACGATTAAAAACGATGCTGACGCTGACGTTCTTGAGATTCCGACTGGAACGACTAACGTCACCATTGTTGGATCGCTTGGCATTGCTGGTGGATCAACTAACGGTATTGAGGTTACTCAAGGTGCAATTGCCATAAAGAATGGCGGCACAGCATCTTACATAGACTTTTATTGTGAAAGCTCAAACGCTCACTACGCGAGGTTGCAATCAGCGGCTCATGCGGCTTACAGCGGTAACATTACCCTGACCATGCCAGCAAGCACTGACACGTTGGTAGGTCGAGCGACTACAGACACCCTAACCAATAAAACTCTCACCACGCCAACAATCACAACCCCCGTGGTAAATGCGGGATTACAGCTTAAAAACGCAGCAACAAGCGCAGGGTTTATTGAGTTCTTTGAAGACTCAGACAATGGTACAAATAAAGTTACATTGATCGGCCCAGCAAGCACCGCAGACATAACGTTGACATTGCCTAGTTCAGACGGTGATGCATCTCAGGCGTTGATAACTGATGGTTCAGGTGTTTTAAGTTTTTCAACGGCAAAGCTGGTTGGCAAAGAAACAATCTATGTTCCAGCAGCAGCTATGTATCCAAATTCGACAAACGGATGTGCTGATTTAACACAGGTTGAATTGTCAAATGGGCCAGAAATAAAATGCCTTGACTTTGACGCATCCTCCGATGAAAACGCTCAGTTTACTGTATGTTTCCCCAAATCGTGGAACGAAGGCACGGTAACCTTCCAAGCGTTTTGGACAGTGACAGGCACGAATACAGGTACAGTTGCGTGGGGCTTATCTGGCGGTTCTATGGCTGACGATGCTTCAATCAATACGGCATTTGGAACAAACGTGGTTGCCACTGCAAAAGCGTTTTCTGGTACATCAAATGATATGACAGTTTCCGCAGAATCAGGTGCTGTCACTATTGCAAACGCAGCGGTTGACACAATGACGTATTTCCAGATTATGCGAGATGTCAGTGCTGACAGTCAGTCAGGTGATGCACGACTATTAGGTATTAAGTTGTTCTTCACCACTGATGCGGCTAACGATGCATAGGTAATTATTATGACGATGTTTGGTTACAATGTTTTAGGTTTCGGTGCGTTTTCTGCTTCTGGCCCTTATGCTGTTGATGTTTTAGTGGTTGCAGGGGGTGGCGGTGGTGGAAGACAAAAAGGAGGGGGTGGCGGTGCTGGCGGTCTTCGAGACATTGCTATCGCAGCGTTACCAAGAAAAACAGACTTTACTGTTACCATAGGTGCTGGCGGAAGCGGAACATCGACTAGCCAAGCTGGTTCTAACAGCGAATTTTCAGGAACAGGAATTACTACAATTACTGCTGCTGGAGGCGGTGGCGGAGGATATGGCGTTGCTAACTCTCCTTCTCCCAGACCCTATACCTCAGATGGACAGCCCGGAGGTTCCGGTGGAGGTGGCGGTTACTACAACGGTTCTGATCGAATCGGTGGTGTAGGAAACACCCCAAGCGTAAGCCCCGCACAAGGCTTTGATGGTGGTGCTGGCAAATTTGTTAACGTCGGATATTTGGTATTTGCTATGGGTGGAGGTGGAGGCGCATCCGAAGATGGTACAGATGGAAACATTAGTGGCGGCTACACCACTTGGGGAAAGGGCGATGGCGGTGATGGTGTTGATTGGAAGTCGTTAGGCACATATTACGCTGGAGGCGGAGGCGGAGCTTTTAACCTATACCCCAACATTGGGGCTGGCACACGTTCAACAGGTGGGCAAGGTAACAATGGCGGGAGAGGGGGAACGTGGGTTAACGAAACTGGCACAGGGGACCCCGGTCAA